CAATCAGATCATATCTGGCATACTTTTTATCCTCAAATTCACAGAATGTACATTTACTTTCATGGATGGCCGCTAACAAGTCCTTGTTTGTCAAATACTTAATTTTGGGAGTGGGGGATATGCTCATATCGTTCTTTGCGCTGGAGTTATGTCAAGTGTGTTAATCAAATTAGTTCTCTGTCAAAATGGTCACACTAAACAGTTAAATATATCATACACATACCCTGATTCTGTGGCGGATTATCTCATGAAACTTGCACATTTGTTTGAATCACATCCTATTATGCTCATGGAGGTGAAGGCTCGTATCGAACATCCTGAAGATCTCATCTGGGATACCGGCAGCGCAGGTGTACGTCAAGCTCTGCAGATATTAGACACCAGTGCCAAACAACCTGAACAAGTGAGCATCAAGTGGGATGGATCACCTGCACTGATTGCAGGTTGGCTGGATGGTGAGTTCATGCTAACAGACAAGGCAGGCTTTTCAGCCAAAGGCTATAATGGTTTGACCACCAGTGCACAAGCACTCAGGGACATGATACGCAACCGCAAGATCAAACTGGATACACCAGAAGCCCAACAGGCCAGGATCAACTATGCCAACAAGATATCCAGTTTGTACCCCTTACTCAAACAAGTGATACCCTCTCACGTGCAAGGCTTTGTGCAAGGCGATTTACTCTGGACACACACCCCTGCGCAAAAGGATGGAAACTTTGTGTTCCAGCCCAACAAGATTGAATACAAAGTGCCTGTGGATAGTGAGCTGGGTGCTCAGATTGGGCACAGCAAGGTGGGTATTGTGTTCCACAGCAAGCTGGCATCTACCCAAGATGAAGAGCCAGATGCTCTCAGGGATCCCAGTGAGTTGGGCATTCATAGCACTACTGATGTGGTTGTGATGCCTCATGAAATGCAGTTCAGTAAACCCTTTAAGCTCAACACCACAATCAAGAAAAAGATTGAACAACTGGTGCGCACACATGGTGCTCAAATTGATGACTTCCTGAATCCCCGCCAATTAAGTGAACTACAAATCAAGAGTCTGCCCTCAGTCATGAAATCCTTCCTGGCTCACAAGGCTGGGGAAGGTGACGCAGATCTGAGTGATGCCAGTGCAGATTTCCTAAAATATCTGCAGATGCCCAAGAGCAAGGTGAGCCCCAAGGCTCAACAGAACATACTTGCCTGGATTAAAAGTCATGTGCAAGCGTTTAATGCGATCTGGCAGATTGTGGCACTCATACAGAAACTCAAACTGGATCTCAAAGCACAAATGGACACCGGAGTGGGTGACAAAGTGCAAGCACACCTCGCCAGTCAACCTGGGCATGAAGGGTTTGTGAGTGTGACTGACACAGGCACCATCAAATTGGTTAACCGCGCACAGTTCATGAAGAAATCTGACCCTCTTACAGAAGCAGATACAGACACAACAGACACCCCACACAGAGTGGTGTTCACGTTCGGTAGAATGAATCCGCCCACACTGGGTCACAAAAAGGTGGTGCAAAAGGTTGCACAGGTGGCAGGTAATGATGACTACTGGATATTCCTCAGTCATAGCCAAGATGCAAAAAAGAATCCCTTGGACTGGCACACCAAGTTGAAATTTGCGAGCCAAATGATGCCTGCACATAAAAGTCACTTGGCATCAGGTGTACAATTTGAAAAGATTAAAACTCCCTTGTTGGCCATGGATTGGTTGTATGATCAAGGCTACAGAGACATCACCATGGTGGTGGGCAGTGACAGAGTGCAAGCCATGACAGACATTCTGTCAGGTTGGAACAGTGATGAAATCCGTGGCAAGTATAACCGCGATCCTGTGCAGATCAAAGTGGTGAGTGCAGGAGAAAGAGATCCTGATGCAGAAGGTGTGGAAGGTGTTTCAGCCAGCATGGTGAGATCCCTAGCCCAAAAAGGTGACTTCAACCAGTTTAAGGCAGCTGTGGGGCTTGACGATGCCCTTGCAAAACAATTATATCATGCTGTGAGGATGGGCATGAAGCTAAAAAACATATCAGAGAGTGTGCCAGACCATGGTTCGGGCACCATAATCATGCTGGAAATGAGTCAGCCCCATGCACGCAAGCTGGCCAACTGGTGTGAGGCACATGACATACCATGTATGGATCCCACTCAGTTGCACATGACTGTGATTTATAGCAATACACCAGCACCAGAAATGCACAGTCTGGACCATGCACCCACTCAAGTGACTGCACACTGCGTGGGCTGGAGATTGTTGGGCACAAACGCTCTGGCACTCATACTGAGAAGCTCTGCAGCTCAGCAATTACATAACAAATTGCGCAACCTGGGTGTGAGCCACAGCTACCCAGATCTGCTGCCTCACACCAGTGTGAATTATGAGCAGCATACCACACAAATGCTGCCTGAAGCAGTGCCGGACTTTGATCTGGAATTTGACACAATCAGAGTCAAACCCATAGATCCCAATTACTCAACCACTAGCAGATGATCATGCACCTATCAATCTGCGTATCCTGGCAGCTTCTTCCTGATTAACTCTTAGCTGTCCAGGCTTGATGGTTTCACCATGAATTTCAGTCTGTTCCAAGGTGTGGGCCAATTGTAGCAGCTTGTGTTTGAGATCAGGTTGTTCATCCAGAGCTTCCTGTATGGTTTCCACACTCAACAGTGTGGTGTGGTCATATTTGGGTCCCAACAGCTTGCGTGCTATCTGATCAGGATCTCTGCTGATCAGACTCTCATCTTCTCTCTTCACAAGACCCTTCTGCCAGCTGTATTTCATGCCTTGTGCCTTGGCAATGGAACTCATGAGCATGTTTCTGTCTGCACCTGAATATGCACTATTATCTCCTGCGCTATACATGCTGAACTTCATCCAGTCAGTTTCTGCATGTCCACCCTGATGGAACATGAAGTCCAGTTGCACATATCCTTTTTTGGGATCATTTCTGATGGGCATCAGAAAGTGCACACTGATGCCTGACTTTTTCACCCAGCTGGCACCATCCTTACCATGCACATGCTGCACCCACTGTTTGAGCTTGCGCATGAGCTCATCCTTGGTGATTTGCTCAGGATCCACACTGATGTCTATATCACCACTTTGTGCCTTCTTGCCCGCACTGCCCAACACATTGTCCATTAATGGAATACCCAGTGCAGGTTCCAATAAGCGTAAGGTGGGTTCAATGTCAGATCGTGCAATCTTTCTGGTGAGGGGATCACCTGATGGTGTTTTGAAGATGTTGCCACCTTCTTGAAGAGGGGTGGGGAATTCGGTCAATCTCATGTGCATATTTACTTAAAATTGTGGGTTTCTGAGCCCATAAATATCAAGCGATTTCATATAGGTGAGCAAATGCCTCGTTTTGGCGGATTTAATTTGGGTAACATTGGTGGTGCATTGGGCAGAAATGCATTGGGCACAATAGCCAATGCTGTGCTGCCCAGAACCACATTTGGTGGATTTGGACTGCCCAGCACAGGAGCCACCACCACACCACAACAGAATGCACAGGACAGAGTGGTCAGTTTGCGGCCCAAACCTGCTGCGGCTAACAGAGTGTATGGTAATGGTCTACTCAATCCTTTGAAAGCCGCAGGTGGTTTGATTTGGCCCTACACGCCCAGCATCACTTATCAGCATCCTGTCACTTATGAGACCATAAGTGTCACACATGCCAATCAAGACTTTCACATTTACTCCAGAACCCCTGCTGTGAACCTACAAGTAAGCGGCGAGTTTTCAGTGCAGAATTCCCAAGAAGGTGCATATGCACTGGCAGCCATACATTTCTTGCGCACCATAGCCAAAATGAACTTTGGTGAGACAGATCCTCAAGCAGGCACTCCTCCGCCTGTGTTGTTGTTTAATGCATATGGACCATTTGTGTTCAAGGATGTTCCTGTGATTGTGAAAGACTTCAGCACAGAGTTTCCACAAGATGTGGATTATGTGCAAGTGAGTGTGCAGGGCACTGCAACACAAACCACTCCTGGAACTGCTGCCAGAACTGTGGACACCAGAATCATGCAAGAGAATCTGCCACCTCTACCTGGGGCAGCCACTTTTGGATATAATGAATCTCTCTTGCGTCCCAGTGTGCAAGGCAGCGTGCCTGTGTTGATCAACGCCAACAGAGGATTAATAGGTGGGGAAATCACCAATATTGCAGGTGTGGCAGCAAGCACACAGCAAATAGCACAATCATACACAGTGTGGTTACCATCAGTGTTCAAGATCACATGCAGCCTAACAGTTCAACACACACCCAATGAGCTGCGCAAGAGATTCAATCTGCCCAAGTATATTAATGGTGATTCCAGTCAGAAGGACTTTGTGTGATCATGAGAGCCACATACAACAAGAGCAGTTCCTACTATCAGACTCCTCAAACCAGCACATACTTGGACATTTGGAGTTCTCCTGGACTGGAACCCAGTGTGTCAGACAGCATTTTATTTGTTACTGATCAATATGCACAACGGCCAGATCTGCTCAGCCAAGATTTGTATGGAACTGTGAGATTGTGGTGGGTGTTTGCCATGATCAATCCAGACATCATAAAAGATCCCATATTTGATCTCAAACCAGGCATAGAGATCAGAGTGCCAGATAAAAGTCAATTGCAAGGATATTTGTGATGGGTATCAGATTGGCCACACCAGAAGAAGCAGCAGCAAGAGCAGCTTCAAGTGAGACTGCTAGAGCTGCCGCTCAAGCTACTATTCCTGCTACTACTCCTGCTGCTGTGCCAGCTACACCCACCACATCCTCATCCGTGGGCAACCTGCAATTGAGTTTCGAACCCAACATCCACAATCAATATGACAGAGTGGCTTATGTGTTCAAGTTGTGCATGATCAACGATCTGGATGCTGAAAAGCCAGATTTACTAAATGATTTCCTCACCAACAAGATCAGAAAGATTGTGATTGCAGAGTCTGGTGTCACAACCGGATTTGCCATAGGTGATGTGGAAATCACAGACGCAATTAGTGCCAACTTCAGAAACCGCAGCAACATGACCACAGGCATACGCATCCAGATCATGGAGCCATACAGTCTCACCTTACCTGATAAAATGTATCAGGCCAGTCAGGCATTGGGTGTGAGAAATTGGAGACTGGCACCCTTCCTGCTACAAATGGAATTCAGGTACATCAAGCAAGATGGCAGTCTGTACACACCCTCAGGTAGTCAGAAGCTGATCAAAGTATATCAGTTGTTGATCACCGATTTTGATGCACAGCTAACAGAAGTGGGCACCAAATATGATGTGCAGGCAGGCGTCAAAGGCAATTTGGGGTTTAGAGATGCATATCAGATTGTGCCACAAAGCCACCGTGTGACTGTGGAACCAGGAGAGACCGATCGCCAATTTGGTGTTTCCTCAGGAGACAATAGTGTGGGTACCTTCTTTACCGCTTTAGGCGATCGTATTAGTAAAATGTATGTGGAGTTAAGGAAGAATAACACCACAGGTCACAAACTTCCCTTAATGGTGTATAAGTTTATTGTGGAGCCTGCATTGGCCAACCAGGAAATCAACTTTGAGGAGGAATCTAACTCTAGACGTCAACACTTTAGTCGCAGTAACTCCAACACTGGGGTAATTTTAGTGAGTAGAGGTATAAGTGTGAGTCAGCTTGTGGATGACTTGTTGGCCAGTTTAAAAGATCCTAACTTTTTCATACAGAATCTGGACCAAGGTGGTCTGATCAAGATACCTGTGATCGAATGTGTGACTCGTAATGTGGGTTGGGATCTGCTCACTAATGATTATGTGAGAGAGTTTACCTTTTTTATTAGGCTGAAAACCAGTAACAGACCTGTACCCACCAGTCAGTATGGGCAAACAATACAATCGAACCCTGATCTGCAACAAAGTCGCATGCAGGAAGTTGCTAAGAATTTGAAAAAAAGATATGACTATTTTTATACAGGATTAAACACAGAGATCATCAGTTGTGATATCAAGTTCAATCAAATGCACATTATACCTCAGCCCTTATTGCAGGTGACAACTCCCATGACTTATGCTAGTGCTAACAGAGTGAGTGCTAATGATCCCAACCTGACTGGTGAAATACCTGTGAGCCAATTTGCACAGGCTCAATCACAGGCCACACAGCAATTGCAAACTATTAGCACTCAGTTAAACACATTGGGATCAGATAGAAATGTGAACGAGGATGAATTGGCCAGACAGGCAGCAGAATTAGCAACACGTAGACAACAAGCGGAAGAGAGGCTGAGAAGTATCACAAGCCAAAGTATAGTTATCTTTGAAGATACTCAAAATTTGAGAACACTATTGGAGCCTGTGACAAACACTGGTGCACAAGCTGCACAATTACGCGAGATTGCGCAACGTGTGGCCACACAAAATGCAGCTAGGGCAGCCACCAGAGAGTTTGTGGAAGATATAAATTTGCCCATAAGGAACAACATGTTGGAATTAAGCTATTATGCAGACCCCCGAGATGTGTTGAACTCCTTTGCAAGACCCACAGTAATTGAAGCTGGGGGAGGCAATAATCAACCCCAAGGTACAAGACCCATGGTGACCAGCATATTGAGTCAGATTTATGATAGATCGGGTCAGCATCTGTTAGAGGTGGATTTGGAAATCAGAGGAGATCCATACTGGTTGGGTGTGACTGATTTGGAACGCACACAGGAACTGTTGGGATTCCTTAAATCTCTTGAGGCTAATGGTTCCTTACCTGAAAGATTGGGCGTGCCCACAGGTGGGGATGCAGGCAGAACTTCCTTTAGTAGGGACGGTTTAGTTGACAAGCATGACCAAGACGCCAACATACTGTTAAGATTCAGGGCAGGTAGTCCCCCAAAAGAAGATACAGGATTCATGAATTTAAATGAAGGTAGCACATTCTTTTACGGTGTTTATACTGTGATAGAGTGTGTGCATGAATTCAAATCAGGCAAGTTTACTCAAAGGCTGAAGGCTTTCAGGGATGTGCTAATCAATGTGGATCAATTGAGGGCAGCTGAAAGAACTGCGGTGAGTGCCACTCAACCGCAACAAGTACCAACTGTAACACCATCAAATACTAGCACAGGATATTATGGCAGTCTGCAAGCTGCACAGGAAGGTGCAGCCAGATATAGATCTGCTGCTGATTTTGTGCGAGCTAACCCCAACCTCTACCTGCCTGCAGAACAAACTGCTGCATTTAGACTGGAGGCCGCAGCTAATGCTGAAGTAGCCAGACTACGTGGGACCAATCAAACGCCCTTAGCATCCAATAATGCAACACCTATGGAATAATCCAACATGGAAATCGCATCATATCTCACGCAGATACTGGCTTGGATAATAATTTCTCAAAGAGTGAGTTCATATTCCTCACCTGACTCTGCATATGAATAATACAGGCACCAATCATCAATCATGATATTTATTAAAAAGTCTTTAAGAGTATTCCTGCTAAACGGAATAGGAGGCTGATATGGTAACACTAGCCAAACAGAGCACACAACTACCCAAACAATACAACCTGGATCCTGAAGGCTTACGTAGCACATGGGACAAATGTTATTGTGGATTTGTGAGAGACAATCAGGATCAGCAATTTATGGATCGCCTACTTGTGTGGATTCCCGAGCTGTGTGGTCCTGATAGAGAAGATAACTGGATTATTGTGGATTACGCCACTCCTTTTGGTGGTGGCACTCCTGTGAGAAATCTAACTCCCAATTCCAGCAGCAGCCAGACAGCCTACGGTATGCGATTTGTCACACCAGACAAAGATAATGAAGTGCTGTGCATGTTCATTAATGGTGATCCAAACAGAGGCATCTGGTTTGCCAACTTATATCACAGCACCAGACGCAGATCAGCTGTGGCTGCTCCTGGCAATAGTCCCAGTGCAGGTGAAGTGAATCCCATAACTGGTTTACCAGTTGCCCGATCTAGGACCAGAAATACATCTACAACGAATTCGGATCTCACATTCAGTCCAGAATCCTTAACCTCCAGCATCTTGCTGCCTGACTCAGTAACTGAGCAAGAAGACACAGGCACTCAGGCAGCGGTGGGCACTAGTGAGCCTGCTGCACCCACACCTGCGGGTGCTCCCACACCTGAGGTGGCTCAAGCGCAAACCAGTGCAGGTACAGCTAATCAACCAGTGTTGGGTCCCAGCTCATGGGGTCTGCACAACAGTCGCGATGTGTATGGTATAAGCACCCCAGGCTCAAACCGATTTGTCATGAGTGATCAGACCGGAGACACACAGATCAGACTGGCCACCAGAAACAATCAGCAGATCATCATGCACAATGACAGAGATCTGATCGTGATCATGACTGGCACAGGCAAGAGCAGAATTGAACTGGATGGTGCAGGCAATATAGATGTGTATGGTGAAGGCACCATCAGCATGAGAAGTGAAGGCGATTTCAACATACATTCAGATAAAAATGTGAACATAAACGCTGGTTCCACCTTACAGATTAGAAGTGGGGGAGACACCAGGATCACAAGTGTGGGCCGCATGCATTTGTATAGCAAGAGCAACATGATGCAAACAAGTGAAGGTGAGACTCATCGGGTGAGTAATGGTCACATGTTTGATGCAAGTGCAGGCAAGATCCATCGTCAAGCCAACTTTGGTATTCTGGATGGTGTGAATGGTGGCGACATCAACATGTATGCCTGGGGCACAGTCAAGATCACAGCCAGTGAAAACATTGAACAATTTGCAACTAGTGAAATCAAATTGCAGAGTTTGGATGGCGCATTTCACATCAAGAGTGGCACAGATGTGTTCATGGAATCCACACAAGCCACAAACATCAAAAGCGGCACAGATGTATTTGTACAGTCTATAGCTGCTGTCAATATGAAATCAGGTGCAGACATCAAACTGGATACTGGTGCTGTGATGAACTTATTGAGCTCCGGAGCCACAAATATCACATCTGGTGCCGCAACCAACCTTAAAAGTGCTGGCAGTATCACCCTGGATAGTGGCAGTTTGGGTTTCCGCAGTGGCGGTATCACCACAAGCACCAACATCAATTTGGGAGCTGTGGGCCCTGCTTCTGACGCAAGTGGTGCCGATGCTGCTCAGCCTGCACAGGATGCGGCAACCGCTGCATATCCCAATTTGGCTGTCACAGCACAACCAGTCACCGTGGTGGAACACACTGTGCAAAACACTCAGAACAGAGTGGGTGGCGGAACCAACACCACCACAATCACCAGTGTGAGCAGCAGAACACCCAGTGCGGAACCTGCACCCAATCGCTTTATTGCATCTCCAGGGTATTCTGGCACAGATACTATTGTGCGAGTGGATGCTATTGTGGCGCAGTTGCGAGTGGGTGCTATTGATGTGTCACAAGGTGTGCCCTTGCAGGTGATGGGCTGGGTGGGTGCAGGAGCACAAACCAGTGTGGGCAGTGCCAACACCAGTCAATTTGCAGCTCCCATTGTGCCTGGTGGTGGTACACAGCGTAATGGTATCTATTTGGACATACCACCTGAAGGCAGAGGATTACTGGATGCCATTGCAGCACCTGAATCTGGTGGCAGATACAACATCATATATGGTGGCGGCACATTTGCTGACTATAGGGATCATCCCAGACAGCCTGTGGGTATCAGATCTGGTCCCAATTCAGGCAGAACCAGTTCTGCCGCAGGCAGATACCAGTTTATTGCAGGCACATGGGATTCCATGGCATCCAGGTATCAGTTGAGAGATTTTAGTCCTGAAAATCAGGACAGAGCAGCTTGGTATCTGGCTCAACAAGATTATCGTACCAGAACTGGTCAGAACTTATTGGCTGATCTGCAAGCTGGTAAATTGCAGGAGGTGAGCAGAGCACTAAGCCCCACCTGGACCAGCCTGAGTGGTGGTATTGAAGCTCAAAGTTCCGGGTCGGGCGCCACTTTTGCACAAAATTATGCAAGAGGTTTGGCCGCAGCACAAGCTGGTGTGCCTCCTCCCAACAATGCTCCTGCCAATCCACAATCTGCTGATCAACCACCTGTCACAAATGAGCTACCACAACGTTATGTGGGCATCAGATACACACCTGAAGGTACTCCTGTGTACACCCAAGATCCCACACCCAGATGGGAATTTAAACCTGCAGGAGAACTCACACTGAGTGACACAGGATTGGAAGACATCAAACGATTTGAGACTCTGGCAGGTCCTAGACCCTCCGATCTGCCTGGTAAGATGTTTCAGAATGTGTGTGGAGGTACAGCTCAAATTGGTTATGGTCATGTGGTCACAGAATCTGAAGCTCAAGCAGGAGAAATTCAGCTGGAAGGCGAAACCATCACCCTGTTGCAAGGCATCACCCCCAATCAGGCCACCGCTCTGCTCAAGAAAGACCTGGAGCGTGTGCAGTCGGCTGTGAAGACTGCCATCACAAACCCCATCACTCAACAACAGTTTGATGCACTGGTGGACTTTGCATACAACATAGGTGTGGAGCAGTTCAATCAGAGTGAAGTACCCAAGCTGATAAATGACAAGAAATATGATCATGTGCCCAGAGAAATGGTTGCATGGAGATCAGCTTGCGATCAGGTGAGAGACGATGTGGTGAGTCGTCGCAAGGCCAATGCCATGAAGTTTGCAGGTGTGGTGAGAGCAGAAACTCCGCTCAGTGTGCAGGCACCTGGTGTGGCCAATGTGGGTGAAGGCACAGCCATGGATGTGAGCAGATACCCATATCTGAGATTTGCAGCCACAGTGATCAATAATCCACGCAATCCAGAAGGCTTCACCAAAGTGGACAATGCCATACTCACTATTGCCAACAAGATTGGTGAGAGTTTGCAAACCACACTGTTGATCAACAGTGCATACAGATCACCTGAATACAATCAGATCATAGGCGGTGCAGACGGCAGCTATCACACCTATGAAGGTGGACGCAGAGGTAACAGACTGTTGGGTCAGGCTTTGGACATCAACTTAGCCAATGTGAGTCCACAAGGTGGATCTTATGAACAACGTGCTAACACTTTGTTGAGAGTGGCAGCCAGTCTGGGTATCAGAAGCTGGTACAAATACCCTGGTCAGAACTTTGTGCATATTGATCTGGGTCCAGCCAGAAGTGGTCAGCGAGCTAGTGACTTGTGAGATTAATTTGGGTAGCATGTGGTGGTAGGCACCACATGCAGTTAATCAGAACTGCCAGCTTAAATTATTGATCCAGGATTCTCTCTCATGCTCATCCAAGCTGAGAAACTCATGTTCCAGGTTGGACCATCGTTGCATGAGTGGTATGCTGATCTCAGGATACCACCACTGTTGTTGATGATTCCTGCTCCAGGGAAATCTGCCCTGGATCCTGAATGTGTCCAGATTGTCTATCAGCCACCACCTCAGATTAGCAGTATCAGCTGGTGACAGGTTGTCACGACGGATCCTCACAGTGCGCAGCCAGGATCTGATCTTCAGTCTCACCACCAAGGGCGTGAGGCCCAGTGTGACATTCACCAGGTTGCTGCACCACACCAGTGTGCTGGGATAGTTCACAAATGTTCTGGGCTGATCCAGCACTGCTCTGCGTGCAGGCACCAGGTGATCTCGGGTGCCCAGCCAGGGATTCACCTGAGGGTCATGGTTCCATCCTGGTGGAGTGTATTTGGGTCTTGCATGCAACACAACACCAGTATAAAAACATCTCATGTCCAGCTTGCGATCCACACCATCCTGAATCTGACCACCAATCTGATTGCTGGTTCGGCGGCTGGCGGTGTAGCTGGGCACATCATGATATACAGGATCACCACTTTCAATTTGAGGTTTATGAACAGCACCATACACACCCTGATTCAGCCTCAGATGCCGCTGTTGTTTGTGCTGATCATGGCGCTCATGTCTGCGGCTCATCACACTGACCATACAAGTGCGAATGAGATAGCATCAGATGGATCTCGGAAACTCACCCATAGATCAAATGTTATGTTATCAAACCCGCACACCCAAACCTGTCCCTTGTGGCCCATGTGAGTGTCGCACCAGTGTAAGACATCACCAGTGAGATGCTGGGATGCCACATTTACTTTATAAGGAAATTGTATCATGTATGTCATATCAGATGTGTTCCCATATGTGGTCAACACCACACCAGTGCAAATGAGGTGGCATGTTCTGCACTGTTAAATGAGTATCTCCATGTGTATTCATGACGTTGATATGACATGTGCACAATGGTGCGAGACCAATCTTCATTTTTACGACCCACATGAGTCTCACACCAGTCATCAAACATGATCATGGAGGCAGAAATCAGTCGCGTAAATTTAACCTGATGCGGTAGATTCATGAGAATGTCAACCCAAACTGCACCTGATCCTGCTCATGCAGGAATCGAAACTGAATGTGCCAGGGAGCTTGTGTGTTAAGGAGCATATAGCGCCATGCAGCATGCAGTTCACCCACACATGTCCTGCACCATGCACACATGGCTCCGAATGTGTGCACAGCCAGAGGTGCATGCACCCAGATGTCACATGCATGAGGAAACGTATCCAGATCCACCTGCATGTTCACATCCATGTCAATGCGAATACTGTGGCATGTTCTGTGTGTTTGAATCGGTATTCTCCTAGGCTGGGATTACACCAAAGTTTATACCTGACCCCCACATGTGTTTCCAGCCATTCATGCAGAATGCGCCATGCGGGCTCTGGTTTTGTGGGGTCAAAAGTGACCACATGCACACACTCCACATGTGCCTGGAACACAAGATCTTTGGGGGGCGGAAGTTCATTCACAACCATGTGAGTGTGAACTGCATGGCATGATCATCCACATCAAAGTCAATACAGTAACCATCCTGGTAGCTCAATCGCCATGCATGAGCACAGCGAGCATTCAACCATGTGGTCACGTGAGGGTGCAGGTCACTGTAGCTGTCTCCCACATCCAGCACTCGTTCATCCATGCCCAAGCTAACTCTCATCATCACGTCAACTCCAAGTTAGCACAAATTGGGTAAGGTCATCCTGTTCACCAAACAGAATGATGCCTTTGGCTGTGAAGCACACCGGCCAACAATTAGCATGCACCCATTTGAACATGGGTCGTGTCAGATAATCATCACTCGTCTTACCAGGCGGCCATTCTGCATCATCCAGATCCACTCTGCCCACCCAACACTGATCAGTCGCAGGTTCATAATGTGTGACCTTCATGACATCATGACCATGTCAAATAAAACTCCCAGGCTAGGTGAAGGTCTGTGAACCAATACTTTGTGTCAAAGTCCCAATAGTTCCAAGCCCCTGAGTAAGTTTTACCCACACGTTGTTCACACCAGTTTACTCTTGCGTGACTTGTTTGACTGCCTTTGTGGGGCAGTGTGACCAGATATTTGGGATGATCCGGGTGGCCAAACTTTTCAATTATCTCGCACATGATATGATCACTTACCCAGACTCATGATCGTCCAGTTTAGTTGCACGCAATATCTCGTCCATTTGCTGATCTAAAATTTGAAAGGGATGTGGTGTATGGGGGTCAACAGTCATACGTTCCTGGTATTCAGCCATTATGCGTTCAGCCTCTAGCATGGCCCGTTCACGAAAACCATCCAACAGTTGATCAGTCTTCCATTTCTCACTGGGTTGTTGCAGCTCTTGAATCTTCATGTGTTAGTTACCCAGGTGCATGGTGGTGAGCTCCATGTTCTCACCACCATCCACAGCCTCATTCATGACCGCAGCCTTCTCCATGATGAGTTCTGCAATCTCTTCCTCCACAGTGCCTTCTGCCACAAGGGAATACACAGTCACATTGTCCAGCTGGCCCATCCTGTGCACTCGGTCAGCAGCCTGCATGAGATCCGCAGCGTTCCAGGGCAGCTGGCAGAAGGCACAGGCACTGGCAGCAGTCAGCGTGATACCAAACCCTGCACTGGCGATGTTGAGCACGATAACCTGCACGCTGGGATCAGTCTGGAAGTCTTGTGCAGCCTGAGCACGATCTTCCAAACTCACGCCGCCGCGGATCATGCGCACTCCCACACCAGCTGCATGAACAGCTGATGTGATCTCATCCACCATGCGCTGATGGTGCGCAAACACCACCAGCTTTTCACCCTCTTCCACATAGTCCAGGATCCAGTCAATAGCACTCGCCATCTTGGCATATGCTGCAATCTCGCGGCACTTGTTGATGGCCACAATGGCATCATCACTCTTGGCTGGATTGCCCCCATAGATCATGAGGGTCTGCATGCCCTTCTTCCAATCGCTGGCGCCCATGAAGGCCTGGGCCACCGCATCATACTCTGCACGGTTGAACTCCAGGGGCACTGTGACGAAGGTCTTGGCAGGCAGGTCCTTGAGCACGTCTGCCTTGCGGCGGCGTATCATGATGGTGTCTGTGAGCAACTGATTGAGCTGGTCCAGGTTGCTGTGGCCGCTAAAGTCCCAACCAAAGCGCCCACGATGGGCATCACAGTAGCGAGTGGCGAACTTGAAGAAGTTGGCGAACTCAGGATGCCAGGGAGCCAGCGTGTTCACTGTGCTCCACAGTTCCTGAGGACGATTCACAATGGGAGTGCCTGTGCAGAACGTGACACTCTGGACACCATCATGCAGCACTCTCCACTCGTTGCGCTTGCCTTTGACAGGCACACGACCAGTCACCAAGCGCAGGATGGCCTGAGTGCGCTGAGCCTTGGCGTTCTTGATCTTGTGACTTTCATCACACACCACATATGCATATGACGTGCGCTCCAGAGCACGCTGGTTGCGTTGCACAATGTCATAGTTGATGAGTGTGACATCATAGCCTGCCTGAGGTGTCTTGCTGTAGTGCACATGGGGATATTGCACACTCAGCTCAGCTTGACGACGCTTGCTGGGCACCCAGCCCACAATGAGCACCTTGAGTTGCGTGCCCAGCATGAGAGTGATCTCACGCCGCCAGTTCAGCAACAGGGTCTTGGGCATGATCACCAGCATGGGGAAGCGACGATTCTTGTAGGCGTAGGCCATCACCATTGCGGTTTTTCCGGTGCCGGGCTCATCAGCCAGCAGCACGTTGCCATCCCACTTCTCCAGATGGGCTACACCATCCAGCTGATAGCTTCGCAGATTGAATGCGAAGCCCGGAATGTCTGTCACACGCGGCTGCGCAGACCAGAACGCTTGCAGCCCACTCAGGGCCACACCATGACGGTAGGCCAGCTTGGTGGCTTCTCGCACACGAGCAGGGGTGGCTTCAAAAGTGAGCATGTGTTTAGCTCCTGTTTACGGCCTCATTATAGCACAGTCAGAAGGCGTGTCAACCACTATTTCACATGCAATTTGAGCACTGGTTGTGATTATTGCAGGTGTGCAACCACACTTTGCACATATTGATCAGGTGTTGTTGCGACGAGCTTCAATCCAACGATTGACTTCAGCCACAGTCATAAGCCCCACATTCTCCGGAAGTTCCACAGCCAGCTCTGTCTCAGTTAGGGGCTGAGGCTTCTGGGTTTCCATGAGCATTTCATACTTGATGCGTGCGTTCATGTGGGTATTTAGCTCCTCGTCTTGTGTGCGTATTATAGCACATGTGACCAGCCTGTCAACCACTTTTTCAGGATTACCACATCGTGACAGTTACGCCCAAAAAACCACGCCGCGGCGAATGAGTTCACGACCAATTGCAAGCTGGGCAAACTTGACTTCTGCAATGAGACTGTCATCCTCACCAGGCTGCAGACGGGGCAGTTTCAGAAAGTCTAGAGCAGCAATCAGGTCTTGAGTGTGCTTGAATCGCAGGCGAATGGGCGCCATCAGCTTACGGAACATGCAGATCTCCTCGTCTTGTGTGCGTATTATAGCACATGTGATCAGGCTGTCAACCACTTCTTTCATTATGTGGTCGTATTAGACTGTGACATTTCTGCAACATGTTACAGATGTGCAAGAGCTGCCTTGAACTCAGAGAGCACATGGACATCTGCATGCGTGACCACGATATGATTCAGATCCACCTGCACACCTGCCTGGTATCCCAGGGTGGTGATCACGCGGCTCTCTTCTGCCGCTTCACGCACCGGCGCCAGCTTCTCCATCACCTTGCTATAGTAGACTTCAAACCTCTCCTCAATTTCAAATTCCCACTCACGAGCCAGTGTCATTATCTGCACAATGCTGGTCTCGTTTACGGGCACCTGCCACAGCTTGGCCACACCATCCCACTGCGCACGAAATGTGATGCCCTTGTGAGAACCACGGATCTGCTTGATGGCTGCAACCAGATCTGGATTGAATTTGAAGCGGAACACAGCCTGTTGGTCTGCGCTGGTGAGTGTGCGATCTGTCTGCTTGATGGCCGCATCTGCACTCAGGGGCATCATGGCAAAGTTGGGCGCCTGCATCCATGCCTGGATGACTGCCTTGCCACCCAGCTGACGGGAATATTTCACAATCAGCTTGAGCGCAGCCGCCGCCTGCTTGTGAGTCCAAGCACGACCCTGAGCCGCACGTGAAGCCAGGCTGTGACCAAACGCAGTGTCCAGTTTGCTGAATCCCAAAGAGTCATGGGTGCTAGCACCATTACAGACCCCAGCAAGTTGCATAATCATACGCTCCGCAGTAACGCGGCTTGGCTCTGATACCCACTCTGCCATGGTGAACTCCTTGTTCATGTGGAGCACTATAACACATTGAGACAGATTGTCAACCAGAAATTATATCTTAATAATTGTTAACAAGGTATAAATAAATGCGGTTCACGGAGTTCCCGCTCCCAACCGCTCTATAACTGTTAAGGAGTTACAGCTATGTCTTATTTAAAGACTATTCCCTATTACGTCTATAAAATTACGTTATCACACACTGGCCAATACTATTATGGTTCCAGATACAGCCATGTCCATAGTAACAGGTTACCACACAATGACTTATGGATAACCTACTTCACAAGTTCAAAGGTCATTAAATCTCTCCTCAAAGCTTACAGTAAAGATAACTTCCAAGCTGAGATAATTTACTCAAGCTTTGATCACGAAGAGACTTATTGGGTAGAGCAAGATCATATAGCAGCCAACTTCAAAGATTCTCTATGTTTAAATCGCACCTATATTGAGAGAACAACAGGTAAACAGATCTGCAATAACATTGGTCGCAGTGCATGGGTTAAAGACAATCAACTCACATATAGTATAGAGTCTCCTGGTGAAGGCTGGATTAAACAAGGAAGGCCTAGATCAGAGACTACAAAGGTTAAACTTAAAGAGTCTGCAACTGGTCGTCCTAGGTCTATTGAACACCAGAATAAACTAAATCAATCCAGGCGGTCCCGTCCACTAGGTAAAAAATACAATGTTGTTAAACGAGGCTGTGATCATAAAAACTCATCCAAACACTGGTGGCATAATGGTCAGGACTACAAATACTCCAGCGAGTGCCCTGGTGAAGCATGGTATAAAAAAGGCAGGCCAAAAAGTGCTGAACAAATCTCAAAAGAACGTCAAGATAAAATAGGCAGAACATATTACCATAATGGTGAAGAAGAACGTATGGTGCATGAGTGTCCAGGTCCAGAATGGATCAAGGGCCGCTTATACTATAAAGGGAAGAAGATAGACTCTGCCGTAAAAAAGTATGAGATCTTTCTGTCTAACCAGCCAGAATCATAAGTTTGCTAAACCCAGCACCGTCCCAGGTGGCAGCACCGTTGCACACCCCTGCCAACATCTGGATCATGCGTTCAGCAGTTTGTTCACTCTGCACACTGCGCCAGTTCTGCATGGTGGTCTCCTTGCTCATGTGGTCATAATAGCACAAACAAGACGGCTGTCAAGTGAAATTATGCATTCCAGGTGTAGTTGAGCACACGATCGTGCATGACATACTCCCAATTCTCATCCACAAGTTCTGGCTTCTGATCTGACAGAGTGACCTTGAGATTCTTTTCCACATAATCACGGGTGTGTGCAATCTGATCACTTGTGCGTTTGAAGTGGCGATTGATCACTCTGATGGCAGAATAATATGTGATGAAGTCCACCAGCCAATCGCGGAATTCTGTTTCTGTGAGATCATGCTCTGCACGCTGGGCGATGTATGGCACACCTTCTGTGAGGTGAGTGTGAAAGTCATTATCGTAGAGAGTGGCTGTGATATATCGTTGCATGGTGATCTCCTTGCTCATATGAGCATTATAGCACAATCACATGATCAGTCACTATAGCTGTGACTGTCTTCACTCAACACAATGGCATCTTCACCAGGCACACGCAACACTGCCTGCGCAATCACTGTTGTGGAGTATCCCCCATAATCGTTGCGATTTGTGTCTGTGTCCATGTCCACATGCACATGATCACGCACAAATTCCAACATTTCTTCATATGTGAACAGCCGGGTCTTGTCCATCATGTGGTATTCCTTGTTGTGAATTGCATTATAGCACATGTGATCAGAGTGTCAACCCCTATTTGTTAATCCAGATGCTCTTCCCAATCTTCAAGTATTTCACACAACCGTTCATAAGTGACCACATAGGGTTCCCAATAGGGTGTGTTGTCCTCGCTCATCACACTGTATGCATAATCCAGCACATAATACACCCCTGCCTTTTCCAGCACATACATCCAGGCACATTCTTCATAATCACTCCATCCAGCATGCCAGATGGGCTCATATGAGGCATCATAATCTGCGGGAAATATTTCTGCAAGATCTTGTGCCCAACGCCATTGTTCATGAGTCATATGGAACTCCTGTGCATGTGTGGCGAGTATAGCACATGTGATCACTTTGTCAACAGGTTTTTACTTATTTGGAATAAGGCGCCCAACACACAGGATCGCCACCAAATAGGTTGACAAATATGGCCTGCCTGATCCACAAACCGTTACGAGTTTGTTCAAAGTAGACACTGCGAGGATCTGCATCCAGCAGCGTGGGCAGCTCAGTGAGTCTGGGCAATGGATGCATGAGAATCATGTTCTGTTTGGCCATCTGCATGTGCTCCAGAGTAATACCATATGACATGTCTGGTGGCACATGATCGCCCAGTCGTTCCCACTGCACACGAGTCATGTATATGACATCCACCTCTTGCAAACATCCCCACAAATCTCTGTGCAACCTGTCTCGTGCATGCATGAGGTTCACAGGCATTTCAAATCCTTCAGGGGCCACCAAGTGCACCTGCACATCATACAGTCTGAGCAATTGAAGCAAACTGTGCACTGTGCGTCCATGCTTGAGATCGCCCACTAGTGCCACATTCAATGGCTTACTGAGATCAAACCTTTTGTGTATGGTGTATAGATCCAATAACGCTTGTGTGGGATGTTCGCCCACACCATCACCTGCGTTGATGATGGGCACTGGACTCACTCTGGCTGCTCTGGCTGCTGCCCCCTGTTCAGAATGTCTGAGCACAATCACATCTGAGTAGCCACTCATGACCTGTATGGTGTCTTCCAGGGTTTCACCCTTGCTCACACTGCTGAAGCTCACATCATTTATGTTGATCACACTGCCACCCAGTTTGTACATGGCACTTGCAAATGAGCTACTGGTTCTGGTGCTGGGTTCATAGAACAGGTTGGTGCTCACACATGTGTGATCAAATTTGACTGAGAGGTGCGCATGTTCCAGATCATAAGCAATGGCAAACAAGCGAGCAAGACCCACCTTGTCAAATTGGTTTACACTGATCAGATGTGGGTTCACTTTGTGAATGATGGATTTTGTCATGCGCATTTATTACGCAGAATATGCCACGCAGTCAATACAAATATGATTATCAGAACAGTTAATAGACAGGTAAATAATCAATCATGGCAGTTAGTCCCCGCACCAGATTGTTCATAGGGTATAGCTCTGTGGACGCAAGCATTAAACAAACACAATGGACAGATCTGGATTTAATAAAAAGAGATCTCATCAACCATTTATACACACGCAAAGGTGAACGAGTCATGAGACCAGACTTTGGTAGCATCATCTGGGACATGTTGTTTGAGCCCATGACTGTGGATGTGGTGAGTGTGATAGTGGATGATGCCACACAGATTGTGCAGTCAGATGGTAGGGTGAGTTTACAGAGCATCAACCTGGTGGAACTGGACCATGGCATTCAACTGCAAATGAATTTATATTATGCACCACTCAACATAGTGGATGCATTTTCAGTGGACTTTGACCGTCGCAATGTGGAAAGCACAAACTCATGAGTGAAACTTTAAGACAGAACAGATTGTTTGCCGGCCAAGATTGGCAGTGACAAGTTAAATAGGGGTGTGTCAGAAGGGGTGGAGCCCTTCCGACACCTAAACGCTCAAAGGAGGAGCATCTAGCCTATGCGCATATTTAATAAGGTAACTCTGCCTGTCGATCAACCATTTGTCGTAAACAAATACACATATTGGTATTATGCAATAATTGAACATGCATTACAACGACACACTAATGAATATTCTGAACTACATCACATAATACCTGACTGTTTTTTTATTGAAAATAGAAGTAAGGGCAAACGCCCTGGATGGATTGGTGGAAATTCCAATGATCCTATTAATCTTGTTAGATTGACATTCAAAGAACATTTTGTCTGCCACTGGATACTTACTAAGATTACTCCTGGTTCTGCAGCAGTATCAATGGAACGAGCTTTAGTTTATATGGCAGGAAAAGGCACAAATAGAGGTCGTCATATAAGTGCGGGACAATATGCTAGAGCAAGACTAGCTGCATATTTGTGCAAGATAGGTCAACCTTCAGGTAAGAAGGGTAAGACATATGGTCCCCAGAAAAATCCTTTCAGGGGCGTTAGGATAGGACCCAACCGTGGAAGGACCATCCCTCTACAAACAAAACTAAAGATAGGTAAAACCTTAAAAGGTAGACCTTCTCCCAGAAAGGGTAAGTTTGGCCAACCAAATCCTAAAAAGGGGACCAAGTCAGGTATTCAAAAAAATCCAGCGGCCAAGCTATCATGTGAACTATGCGGTAGACTTATTGCAAGTAATAATATGCACAGTCATAAACGTAAATGTGAATCAATTAAATTGGGCAGTTTATCCATCACTTAAATACTTGCATCAATTTAGGACTTATTCATGAGTGAAACCTTAAGACAGAACAGATTGTTTGCGGGCCAAGATTGGCAGGTAATCTATCAGGCATTCAACCAAATTTCATTTGCAGCGTATGATTATGATACTGTGCGCCAAGCATTGGTGGATTATGTGCGAGTAAACTATCCTGAAGATTTCAATGACTGGATTGAAAGTTCAGAATTTGTGGCCATTATTGAAATGCTGGCTTACCTGGCAGGCAGTTTGGCATTCAGACTGGATCTCAACATCAGAGAGAACTTCATGGACACAGCCACTCGTAGAGAGAGTGTGTTCAGGCTGGCTCGCTACCTGAGCTACACTCCCAGACGCTGTTTGACCAGCCAGGGCTTACTCAAGCTGCAAAGTGTGAGAACCAATCAGCCCATATTTGACTCAAATGGTAAAAATTTAAGTAATCAGTTGATAACCTGGAATGACCCCAATAACCCAGACTGGCTGGAACAATTCATTCTGGTGTTGAATGCCGCATTTGTGAACACCAATCCATTCGGAGATCCTGTCAAGAGTGCACAGATTGGCAGCCTGACAGCAGAGAGATATGACCTAAACAACACCAACACCAGCACCCTGTCTTATGCCTTTTCATCCACAGTGGCGGGCAGCAACATGGGATTTGAATTCTGCAATTCAGATTTCGACACAGAGAGCACACTCAGCTCACTCACAGGAAACTTCACAGGCTACTACAAGGAAAAGACACCCAATGTGTTTAATCCCTGGAGTATATTGTATCGTAATGACGGCAACGGTAATGCAAGTGCTAACACAGGCTTCTTTGTGTTGTTCAAACAGGGCACACTATCCTACGCAGACTTCATTCTGGATACTCCTGTGCCCAACAGAACAATAGACATCAATGCCATCAACGTGAACCAATCAGATGTGTGGGTGCAGAGCATCACAGACACAGGCATACCCATTGCAGACTGGACTCGTGTGCCTGCCATATTCAGTAGCAATTTGGTGTATAACAATGTGAACAGACTCACAAGAGACATTTATCAAGTTGTCACAAGGGACTTGAATGGACAGGATGCCATCAGCATCAGATTTGGGGATGGTAATTTTGGCAACATACCCACTGGCAGAATCAGAGTTTATTACCGTGTGAGCAACAACCTCACATACACCATTCAACCACAGGATGTGCAGAGCAAAGCGCTCAACATCAGTTACCAGGACTCCACACTAAACACATACAGCCTTAACCTCACATTTGGACTCACATATGCTGTGGCCAACAGCTTGAGCAGAGAGACCACAGAAAGCATTAAGGCTAGAGCACCTGCTGTGTTTTACACACAGAATCGCATGGTGAATGGTGAAGACTACAATTTATTCCCCTTGCAGAACAGCCAAGCACTAAAGGTGAGAGCTGTCAACCGGGTGTATAGTGGACAAAGCAAGTATCTGGAATTGACTGATCCCACAGGTGCATATGCCAACACCAAAGTGTTCTCAGATGATGGTATCTTGTATAAGGATTATCAGTTGCAAACCATTCAGATTCCTGTGAATGTGAATCAGAATGTGAATCAGATCATTCAGAATCAGATTCAGCCCTTCCTACAAGGTGCGAGCACAGGCACTGGTGTGAATGTGGGTTTGAGAAACTTTTACTTGAGTGAATTTCCCAAGCTGAGTGTGAATGGAGCCAAATGGATTCCCACGGGCGGAAGTGTGCCCAATGCCAGCCAAGGACAATTTCAGGGCATCCAGTTGCCTGATCTCAGCAAGGGGTTGACAACTGGCAGTTTGGTAGCATTTGGTGTGCCGGGCGAAGTGAATCCTCCTAGCCCTCCTTATGACAACTGGGCATCTGTGGTGAATGACGCCAGTGATCAGCTGGGTGTGTTTGCTGTGATTTTAAACAAGCCTATCACAGCTGATTCTCCTGCATGGGTGGCTATACCACCCATGCGAGTCACACTCACAGATGCAGAAACCAGTGCACTAAATGCAGCCCTACAGGCTCGTAAAAACTTTGGCATGAGATATGACCAAGTGACACTGACCTGGAAGATCATCACAGGTGACAACTTGGCCACGGATGCCACATTCAGTTTGGTGAACCAAGGCAACCAGACAGGCACCAACCTAGATGCCAGCTGGCTGTTGCAGTTTTTGTATAGAGCCAACCAGGGTTGGCGGGTCAGCATGAGAAGCTTACAGTATGTGTTTGAGAGTGTGAGCGATGTGAAGTTTTACTTTGTGAACACACAACCAGTGGTGGATGCACTCACGCTCACCAGCAAGCGAGATCAGATACGCATACTCAGATACAATGCAGATATTAACGGCACGCCACTGCCAACAGATCAATACTGGTTACTGGAAGGTCAAACACAGTATGCAGATGGTTATCAGGCCCCCAGTCAGGTGCATGTGCAACTGTGGGACAACAATTCAGATCAGATAATTGATGATCCGCAGGCATTTGACAGGCTGGTGAAATCCACTGATCTGGTATTCTGGAAGTTGATTATTCAGGATGGATATGAAACCTGGAAGCCCACAACCATGAAGGCCACCTTCCTTCAACTCACACAGGTGCCCTCAGCCAGCTCAGTGACAGGATATGTGACAGGTGACTGCATTTATGTGATCACACAGAACATGTTCCTGCAATATGTGTCTGGCACGCTTGCCACATGGAAGGATGTGAGCACACAATACAAAGCCAGAACAGGCAGAGGCAATCTCAACTATTGTTGGCAACATTATGCGAGAAGGGAGCGCAGAATAGATCCTGCTGTGCAGAATGTGATTGACATGTTTGTGCTCACCAACAGCTATGACCAAAACATGAGAAACTGGGTCACGAAAGGCAGGGCACAGGATGCACAACCGCAGCCACCTTCTCCAGAAGACTTGCGTCAAACCTTCTCAGAGTTCAACAGATACAAGATGATGACGGACCAGATGGTGTGGCACCCAGTCACATACAAGCTGTTGTTTGGCGCACAAGCTGCACCCGAACTGAGAGCCATCTTCAAAGTGGTTCGTGTGCCAGGTGTGAGTGTGACAGACAGTGAAATCAGAAGCAGAGTGATCCAAGCTGTGGATACATTCTTTGACATAGCAAACTGGGACTTTGGTCAAAGCTTTTACTTCACCGAATTGGCAGCTTTCATCCACCAACAAATGGTCACATTGTTAAGTAGTGTGGTGATTGTGCCCACAAACAGCAACAGCCAGTTTGGTGATTTATTTGAAATCACATGTGCACCTGACCAATTGTTCCTGAGTGCAGCCAGAGTGACAGATGTGCAAGTGGTGAATAACCTGACTCCCGCAGAATTGAGAATGGACAGATAACATGAGCGATGTTCGCAGAATTAGTGAATTCTTACCAGAAGTTCTTCAGACAGATGTATTGAAGAAGTTTTTTGCAGCCACAGCTGACCACATGTTCCAACCTGACCGTGTGGAATATGTGAATGCATATGTGGGTCAACTACCCTTTACGTATGATCCTAACACAGATGCCCGAGTGAAAGAAAGCACTCCTGATCGCACCAACTATCAGGTTGAGCCCAGCATGGTGAGCAGACTGCCACAATCCAACACCATCAACACCATGCTAAGTTATGATGACTTGATCAACAAGCTGAGATATCAAGGCGCACTGGTGGATGATCACAATCGTTTGTTCCAGGGCGATTACTACAGTTGGGGTCTGCCTGTGGATCTGGACAAGATGGTCAACTACACACAATATGTGTGGCTGCCTGCAGGACCACAGTTGATTCAATTGCTGGACATCACAAATTTAAGCGAAGTCAGTCAACAAGCCACATACACTTATTCAGGCTCATACAAGTTTGTCACAGACGACGTCACAGAGTCACAGGTGCCTCTCACATTCACCACAGGCCTAAAAGTTCAGTTCACACAAGACATCAACGTGCAATTGCGCGATCAAGTGTGGGTGGTGGAAGGCGTGGGCAGACAGATCAGACTGGTGCCTGACACAGTGAGAGCAGAATTGGGGTGGGATTCACCCAACACATGGGACACAACTGCATGGGATTCCAGTGGGCTCATAGAGACACCCACCTACATCACCATGGGCCGAGGCAGTTCAAACGGTAACCCCTGGAGCAGGACCAACAGATGGTTCCACAAACAGGTGCTCACTGTGAGCAGAACTCCTGTTACACCGGGTGTGACTGTGACAGCACAACGCCCTATTTTGGAGTTTGATTACTCCATTCCCTTGTACAACTTTGGCACTCAATTCCTGCGAGATGTCAACTTGGTGGATACCACACGCACCACACTTAACGATGTGATTGATCAGACCAATGTGAAAGTGGATCATGTGCCCCTGGATGATGGCCAAATTGTGTTGTTCACCAATCTGAGCGATCCCAATCTGAACAACAGATTGTATGAGGTCAGCAATGTGAGAGTGAATGGCAGGGTAGCACTAAATCAGCTGCCCATTGGTGAAAATGGTCTGCCTGCAGTGGGAGCAGTCATATTCATCACACAAGGAGGTGTGCCTGAGCAACCTGGACAGAATGTGCCATTTTATCAGAATGTTAGCACCAACTGGTATTGGACAGGCACACGCTGGATTCAGGGCCAAAGCAGACAACTGCTGCCTGACTGGTTGCCTAGCAGTGCAGACTATGTGAGAGTGATCAACCAAGCTCCCCTGTTCCGGCTGTTTGATGGTCAAGGAGAGTCACTGGATAATGCGCAGAAGTATCCAGAAAACAACTTTAGCGGTTGCACTTTGATCAGTTATGCCCAGGATGCAGCATACCCTGTGGACCCTGTGCTGGGTATTCCAGTCGTGGTGGACAGCGCCAGTGCCAGAAATTATTTGTTTGATGTCACATGCACACAACTCAATGTGCAGTATTATGAGAACAGTGAACTGGTCACTGTGCCTGGATACTATTATTGGCAACAACAGTTGGGTGGGGCTACTCAGTTTGTGAACAACTGGTTTCTGAGCGACACGCAGACCAGACAGTATGTGATTAATGAATATGTGAGCAACACTGATCAAACAGAATATGCTATTGATCAGATCCCAGCCACAAACATGCCTGGTGCACCCAGTTTGAAGGTGCAGGTGGGCGCAAGAGCACTCACAAGTGCAGACTATCAAGTGCAGGGCAGCAAAGTGATCCTGAACCAAGCACCTGCGCCCAACACTGTGGTCAGATTGCAGAGCTATGCAGGATTACACAATCAAGTGAGCACAGGCTACTTTGAGATCCCTGTGAACTTGCAAGCCAATGCTGACAACCAGCCATTGACTCAGTTCAAGATAAGTGACATTCTGTCTCATGTGCACAGTGTGCTACAGAATCAGACTGGCTTTCAGGGAGATGTCACAGGCATCAACAACTGGAGAGATTTGGCTCAGCTGCCAGGCAGAGGAACTCGCATACTGCAACACAGAGCCAGTATGCTCAAGCTCATGGCTCTCAACGGTGTCAGCCAAAGCCAGGTGTTTGAGGGCAGCCAAAGTGTGACAGACCCCATGGTCTCCATGCAGTGGAGTCAGACAGAGTACCTGAGATACTACAACAAATTTGTGAATGCTCTCTGGAATCTGTACAACACACAAAGTTTGACTGCCGCAGATGATGTGACTGTGTGGATGCAACGTGTGATGCGCCAAATCAACCTGGGCAAGACCAAACAGAGTGCCTGGGTGAATTCAGGTGTGGACATGCAGATGGGCACATACTGCTCTGAACAAAGTGTGAATCCCACCTGGACCCCTGCAAGTGCCACACGTTTGGGCGCCACTGCTGCTTGGCTGCCAGAAGCCTATTATGACATGAGTCAACCTGTGAATGTGAACACAGGCACCAGACCCATCACTCTCAGATGCCACAACGGTGCGCTGGTGGTGTTGGTGGACTTGCAGAATGAACCTTTGGGACAGATAGCCCATGGTGCGCAAGTCACAAGTGATCCTGAACAGCTCACACATCCTGTGGCCAGGGCCTGGTTGGCATTTGAGCGCATGCAATATGACAGCATGCCTGAGACCTACAAGCAGGTGGACCATGTGTGTGGTCTGGATGTGAGAACCATATTCTCAGGCAAGTGGCGTGCCACCAGCTACAGCAGAGAAGATCTGCTGCGTTTGCAAGCGCCTGCATGGAACAGATGGCTCACTCTCAACCAGGTGGATGCATTACGCAACACCACATTTGATGTGAGGGATCCTTTCTCATGGAACTATGGCGCATGTGTGGATGCAGATCAACAGCAGGTGCCTGGCAACTGGAGAGGCATCTACTTCTATTACTATGACACAGATGAACCCCACACAAGTCCTTGGCACATGTTGGGCTTCAGCCAGAAGCCTGATTGGTGGGACGCAGAATATGGTGTGGCCCCATACACCAGAGGCAATCTGAAACTGTGGCAGGACCTCACAGACGGCAGAATCAGATCCGGGGCAAGACAGGGCGTGCATGCAGAATGGCAGCGTGCAGGCTTGTTGAATTGTATTCCTGTGAACGATGTGGGCGAACTGCTGCCTCCATTTGAAGCAGGTGTTGTGACCCAACTGCCCACCACCACACAAGCCAGCGCAGACTGGAAGTTTGGTGACAGAAGCCCTGCAGAGAATGTGTGGCTCACCAGTGTGGATGCAGATCAACTGTGGGCACAATGGGCATATCTGGCTCGTCCAGCAGCATTTATAGAATATTTGTGGGACGGTGTGAGACAAACACAATTGTTTGCAGATCAAACATACAGCCAGTGGGTGAATGCAGACACCCAAACTCGCAAACCCCTGAGTGCATATGTCATGCACAGAGAGAATCCCAGCCTGATCACCACTCTCAACCTGACCACCACATATCAGGGCAGTTGTGGCATTCAGCATTGGTTCTCAGAGAAGCTGGTGAGTGAGAGCAGAAATGTCACTCAGTATCTGGGTGATGTGATCAGAGGCACAAGTGTAAACCTGCTTCACAAGATGGGTGGCTTCACAGATGGTGACAACCTGAGAGTGTTGGTGGACTCCTTTGGTTTGAACAATGTGGACAACCTGCTGCTTCCTCAAGAAGATGTCACCACACAACTGTTGAGAAGTGCCAGCTTGAAGGAGTATGTGTACACAGGCGTGTTGGTGGAATACATGGGCCGCAACACAGGATGGAGAGTGATTGGTTATGATCCTGTGGACCCACACTTTGAAATCATCCCCAGCTTGCAGACAGGTGCAAAACAGACTGTGGTGGTGGAAAACCAGCAGGTGACAGAATACAAGCAGGGTCAAAGCATCACACAGAGAGTGCCCTACGGTACTGTGTTTGCCACTCGCCAACAGGTGTATGATTTCCTGATCAGCCTGGGCAGAGCACAAGAGGTCTCAGGCTGGAAGTTTGATGAATATGATAGCACAGCCAGCCGTCCACGCAACTGGAGCCTGAGTGCCAGAGAGTTCTTGTACTGGAGCCAGGGACCCTGGAGCGCAGGCACATACATCACACTCAGTCCTCTGGCCACTGTGGCCAAGTTTGAGACTGACTTTGGCATCATACAGCACATTGGTGGCTTGGTGAATGGCACCCACAGTGTGACAGACAGACTGGGCAACTTGATCAGCTTGGCCAACTTGGACTTCCTGAGAATTGAAAATGAAATACAGGTCAAGGTGTTGAACGATCAGGGCATTTATGGCCTCAGATTGTACACCACCAGCCTGGAGCATGCTCTCATATTCAACAATCAGACTGTGTTTGGGGATCTCATATATGATCCTGTGATCAACCAGCGCCAGCTCAGATTCAAGCTGTTTGGCTACAGAACTCTAAATTGGCAGGGACGCCTGCAAGCACCTGGTTATCTGGTCACTCAGAGTGTGAGTGAGCTGGGTAACAACCTGGTCATCAACAACAGGATCATTCCCAATCTGGAAAAGACTGTGAATGATCTGCGCAAGGTGTTTGAAATTGATCTGAGTGTGCCTTATGATGCAGACCAGAGCAGTGTGATCAGTCAGGCCCTGCCCAACAACCTGCTCAGGATAGCACAACATCAGATTGGCTTCCAAGCACGACCTTACCTGACAGAACTGTTGTTGGACACTAGTGCAGAATTCCAATTTTATCAGGGCATGATCAAACAGAAGGGCACATCAGCCAGCATTGATGCTCTGCTCAGGAACACACAAGTGGTCAAGCCTGACCAAGAATTTTACTACTTTGAAGAATGGGCAGTGAGATCAGGTCAGTATGGTTACGACTCTGATGTGAACATTCTGGATGTAGTTTTGCCGCAATCATTGGTCACCAGCAATCCACAACTGGTGGATGTGCTCAGCACACAAGACAGTGACCCATTAAGTGATAACCAGATCACCATTGTAAAAAACGATGTGAGAATTGTCAACAGTTCAGGCACACTGGACAACTTCAAGCTGAGAGATCAGTATGGTAGTCAGACCACAGATCTGCCCACAGCAGGTCCTGTGATGGCCTCTGAAGTGGAGTATCAGGTGGTGAATCAAGATCAGTTGCAAGCATTGTATGCTCAAGTGCGAGCTCAAGTGATTGCAGATCCTGCCTCACGCATGATGCAGCCTGGAGACAGAGTGTGGCAATTTGTGGACCCTCTCAGAGGTTGGAATGTGTGGAAGCTGTGTGCCAGCACCTGGCAGGTTGTGAGCACACAGCCCAATGTGAGAGACAGAACACTTACCACTGTGACCACCACATCAGATCATCAATTAAGAGAAGGTGATCTGGTCATAATTTATGGTGTGGTGAATGCAGGTGTTAATATAAATGACACCTATCAGGTCATCACCGTGTGGGATTCCATCACCTTTGATATTGCATTGAGCACCACAGGCACAGGCACAGGCGGTACAGCCTGGCAGTATGCGAGTGTGAGATTCACAAGTGAAGCAGAAAGAAATCAAGCATTAGTGCCTGGTGGTTGGCAGAACAAAGATCTGGCCTGGGTGGACGGAGATCATGCACAACCATGGAAAGTGTTCATCACCAGTGGCAGAAATTGGTTTGAAATACGAACTGAAAATTTTAAGACTGATCCCAACTATGTGCAACAGAGCAGATTGTATGACCTCACATCCTTGCAAACCTTGCAAATGGTCAGTGTGTGGGATCCTATCAAAAACAAAATACCAGGAAACTTGGACAATGAAATCACCTACAAGACTGCCTATGATCCTGCACAATACACCACAGATGTTAGTGGAGTGTATGGTGAGAATCCAGCACAGGCCTGGGGTGAAGCTCAAGTGGGACAAGTGTGGTGGGATTTAAGCACAACGAGGTATCTAGACTATGAAATGGGATCAAATACTGAACGCCGCCAAAACTGGGGCCGAATTGCACCCGGAACAAGCATTGATGTTTATGAATGGGTACGAAGCCCTGTGCCGCCTGCATCATGGCAAAATCTTGTTGCAGCAGGTGCAGACCTCACCCACATTGGCTCCCCTGGTGCAGCTTCCGGTCAAGCCAAACACACAGACACCTATGTGAGCAGACTCCAGCAGACTGCCACAGGCGAGCTGCAAACCTTGTATTACTTCTGGGTGAGAAACAGTGTGACTGTGCCTGGTCTAAAGAACAGAGCCCTGAGCGTGAGAGTGATCAGCCAAGCCTTGGCAGCTCCTGAAAACTTGGGCATCCTGTGGTGGGCACCCATATCTGAAACTCATGCACTTATTGGCAACATGGGCACATATCTGAATGCTGCACAAACAGTGTGGCAGATCAGATGGTTACGCAAGTATGATGTGGAAAGTGTACACACAGAATTTGAACTCATTAGACCCAATGATCCTCGCAGTTCACCCCCCAGCTGGCTGTGGAAAAAGCTGGGTGAAAGTTTGCAGGAGTATGATGCATTAGGTAACCCATTACCTGATCCACGCCTCAAACTATTGGCCACACATGGTGTGTTGAACAGGCCCAGACAGGGCATGTTCACCAACCAGACGCAAGCCAGACAGACTGTGGTGCGGCTGGTGAATGATCTTTTACAGAATTCCCAAACTCCTCCTCTAAAGGATCCCAGCAGACAGGGCTGGCAGCCCTTCTTTGAAAGTGAAGATCCTGAACCCGCACAAGTGAACAGTTTGCAATCTGTGCAAGTGGCCACCACCATGAGATTGGATGCAGTGTTCATTCTGGATGCACAAACAGGTGCAACTGAGCTGGTGGCCACATCACCAGGTGCCTTGATCGTTGACAGTGTCACATGTGAAGTGGGATACAGGGTGTTGGTCAAAGATCAACAGATGGGGTCCCCAGTGTTACCCACTGCCCATGACGTTAAAGCAGAGAATGGCGTGTATGTGGTGGTGGACACAGGTGTTACAGGTGTCTGGAAAATGCAGCGAGCTTCTGATTTAAATTCCCCAGGAGTTCAATGGGCTGATGCTCAAGTCACTGTGCTGTTGGGATCCACACAACAGGGCACAGTTTGGCATCAAACACAGGGTGCACTTGTGGTGATCAACCAAGACATAAATGTGTGGCAGTTGGGGCCGGCCCAACCAGTGTATGTGCAGCGTGTGGAAAACATGGCTCAGCTGCGTGCACTGGATTACACACTGGCTGTGGGCAGCCAAGTGTTGGTGGCTGCAGATGTTACAAACCAGAACAAGTGGACCATCTGGCGCTGGACCAGTCTGAGTCCCAGTGTGGCAGAATGGCAGCTGGTGCGAAGCCAGACCTATCGCACCCAGAATTGCTGGAGTGTGACCGACTGGTATCTGAGCGGCTACAGTACAGACAGTTTGCCTGACTTTGTGTTTGACACACTGAGAGACCGAGATGCATTTGTGGGCGTTCAGACTGGGGATTTGGTGCGTGTGCTCAACACAGGCAACAACACATGGGCCCTGTATTTGAGAGTGGATGTCACAGCAGAACCCTGGCAGCTGGTGGGCGCACAAAATGCCAGTCTGCAACTGAGTGACAACTTGTGGAATTATGCACAATACAATCTGGGTTTTGATGCTCAAGGATTTGGTAGTGAAATCCTGGGTGCAGAGTATGACACACGTAGAGAATTTGAACAGATCTGGAAGGGTCTGTGGGTGAATGCAGAAGGCACTCAGGGTCTGCTCAAAGTGGACAATCAAGTGAATGAACCCAACCAGGTCATGTTTGCACTTGTGAACCAGGCACTGAGTGAGCAACTGTTTGTGGATTGGACATTCAAGACCAGCTTCATCAACCTACGTGGATTTGCAGAAGTGTTGCAGCCCACAGAGCTGTACACAGAAAACAAGATCAACAGTCTGATTGAATACATCAACGAGGTCAAGCCTTATCATGTGCATGTGAGATCCTTTGTGGATTTGAGAAAGGCATCTGACACATACACTGGCAACTTCACCGACTTTGACAAGCCTCCATACGCAGATGCTGCACTAGGAGTCAGAATCTTGGATGAAGATAATTTGGCCGACCAAGTGATCCTGAGCACGAATCCCACATACACAGCCTGGTATCAGAATTATATACTCAATCCTGAACTGGTGAGAACCATCAGAACCAGAATGATTTATGACAGAGTGAGTTGTGTGCCGGAGGTAATATACACCACAGGATACACATCTGCCAGTGTGCCTGACATCACATGCACCAGCCTGAGTGAATGGTTGCAGAACATCCTGGATGTGAATGTGCCAGTTAACACACTCATGCAGGTGCATGTGCCTGGCTACACTCTCATGATACGCAACCAGAATCAGCAGGGTGGACTCACAGACTGGGATCTGCTGCCTTATGGTTTGGATTATCAAGGTGAGATAGCAGACACACTGTATGATGTGGATGCAGTGTTGCAACTGCTCACAGAAACTCGCAGTCAAGGTTATGCAGTCAGAGTGTATGTGGACCTGGTACAAACCTGGGGCTGGTGGGTCAAGACTGAGAACAACAGCACATGGACAGATTGGTATCAAGTGGCTTATCAGGCCCAAACAGGAGCCACCCAGCGAATCCAAGATTCATATACACCCACTCCAGATCAACCTGCTAAAGATTCACCTGGATTGATCAGCGGCTGTGAAAGCAAGCTGGAAACTCTGAGTGGCACTGCCTTCCAGACTGCAGATGCCTGGGATGCTAATGCATGGGATGCTGTGGGTGGTTGGGATGCCACAGGCACCACAAATGGTGATGCAGACGTGAGACTGAACAGTGGTGGTAATCTGAAATACCAGCTGTTTGTGGGAGATGCTGTGCGCACACAATTTGTGCTCAGGCAGGCTCCGCAACAGCCCACAGAACTGCAAGTGTGGGTGGATGGTCGCAAGACATACACTCCTCAAGATTGGCAGATTGTGAACCAGATCAGCCAGGCACTTGTGGTAAATGCGGGTCTGGGCTACAGTATGAATGATGTGCTCACCATACAGGGGGGACAATATGTGACTCCTGCCAGAATTAAAGTGATGGGTGTGAGCAACCTGGGTGCAATCACTCAGATCACAATTGTGGAACCTGGGGTGTATGTGGTTGCGCCTGTCATGAGTGTGCTCACGGTGTCAGGGGGCACAGGCATACAAGCTACTGTGACTGTGAGATGGCGAGGCACACAGCTCATGTTCACCCAAGCACCTGGTGTGCCCACAAGTGCCAGACCCAACATTTGGGTGATTGAAAAGGGAGAGACATTTAACCCTGCACTGAGCACACTGTTGGACACCACTTGGGATGGTGCAGGGCTGAACAGACCTCATCTGGAGGGAAATCATCCTGAAGAACTGGTGCCTGTGTGGCCCAGATACAACCTCATGTATGATGTGTACACTTCAGGCACATCTGGTCCAGGCATGCAACTGAACCAGGTATATGAAAGTGATGGTGTGAGAACACACTTCGCACTGCCTGCTCCCATCACTGAGAATCAGCAAATCTGGGTGTTTGTGAATGGGGAACTTCAGACTCATGGAGTGCATGCAGACTATGTGATCAACTATGAGCAGCCTCAAGTGGTGTTTGTGAACACACCTGCTGTGGGCAGAGTGAACATACATCAGATTGGCATGGGAGGTGCCACCCTGGGTGTGGCAGATTATCAGATCACTCAACCAGGTTCAGGTTATCAACTGTATGATGTTATCACACTGGATGCAGGCGTAAGCACTGCTGTGAGGCCACAAGTACAAGTGACTGTGGTGAAAGCCGTGAGCATTCAGATTGTGCAAGGTGGTCAGAACTATCAGGTGGGTGACCAACTGCTGTATAAGTTTGGTGTGGGCACACAAACTCTGGTGCTGCAAGTTACTCAGATTGGTAACCAGGCAGGATCCAGAGGCGTGGTGCAACAGGTACAAATAGTTCAGCCAGGTCTGTACACTAACCTGAGTGTGGGTATAGATGATTGGTTCACAACTGGCATGGGCACAGGTATTCAACTCACACCTGTGTGGGGAGCAGCAGAAGTGTTTATACTGGACAGAGGTGCCATGTTGGTGAACACACAACAATATGCACAGCTGAGTGTGACCACCTCAGGTGGAGGCGCAAGTGTGGGCACAGGATTTGAGTTGGTCACAACGCAGACTCATGTGTTGCAACAGGTCAAGTTCCAGGGAGACGGTGATACAGATTCCATAGTGCTGAGTGCAAATGTGAGGCAAAATACTGTGTGGGTCACACTGAATGGTGAAACCACCATGCAATATGACATCAGCAGTGACAATGACCATACTATTGTGTTCAGATTCACACCCGCAATAGATGATGTGATCTGGGTCATGGTGTATCGCAGCAAATTGTTCAGCCAAAGGCAGGTGCAGCAGATTGTGGCACAAGCAGCAACAACTCAATACACTCTCACATATCCACCAGTGTATGGTGTGGCTCCCACACTGAATACACAAGTATTCCGGAATGGTGTCAAGCTGAGAGCACCCCATTATGTGAGATACGTGGGTGATGGTGTACAGAATTCCTTTGCACTGGGCATGACTGTGACTGACATCAGCTTCATGCAAGTGTGGGTGAAGGGCTTCCTGCAATCAGGCACATACAGTCTCACAGGCGGTGGCACGCAGTTGGAGTTGGTGGACGCACCGGCCGCAGGTGTGGATGTGGTTGTGCAGGTCACAGACACTGTGGTTGTTAATTATGATTATGTGGTCATAAATGATCAGATCACATTTGTTCCCGGGGTGCTGGCAGATAATGATCAGGTGGAAGTGATCACATTCTCAGAAGACAGTGCCATACAATACACACAAGACAGGTTTGAAGGTCAGATGCCTGCTAGCTATACCTTGAGCAGGGCGCCCACAGACTTTGGCAGTGTGCAAGTGTATGTGGATGGCATCAAACAAGATGATGTGTGGTCCTATCAGTTTGTGCAGGTGAACAACCAAACACAAATACAATTTGCGCCTGATCAGACACATACTCCTGTCAATCAGATTGATGTGTACTACTTGGTGAATGCACCTGCTCAACCATCTGTGGCATTCAGAATGTGGAACAACCTGTTTGGTGACACTCAATATCAGAGACTGAGTGATACTCGCAGATCACAAATCACACTGCCTGTGCAATGGAATTCAGAACATGTGTGGGTGCAGGATGGTGCACCACTGCCTGATGCCACATCTGAACAACCAGGAGTGATCTGGTTGGGAGCAGAGCGTGTGGAGTATGCAACTAAAACACTGGATGCTGTGAGTGGACAACCACGCAGACATAAATTGGGTGGACTCAAGAGGGGCAGCCTGGGCACACCCACAGGTGTGTTTAGCGATCTGCAAGTGGAGTTCCACAATGGTGATGGAGACACTGCTCTGTTTGTGACCACCCTACAGAATCCCATTGTGAAGGTAAATGGTGCAGAACAGTTGCAGGGTTCACAGTATGAGCTGGTACAGAATCCACCAGGGCTGGTGCCTGGCACATACATCCGGTTCATTAAGACAGACACAGTGGATCATGTACCCCCACCTGGTGACAGAAATATCTGTGTGATACAGATTGTGAACAGTGTGATAAGTGATCAAGTGAGTCATGTGCCAGGAACATGGGCGCAGGATGCCAGTCTGAATGAACAGATTCCTGCAGGGTATATTTGGCCTTATGGTGCACAGGGTATTCAGTCCAGTGCAGAACCACAAACAGAGTTCCTGATTGCAGAACCAGGCACCAGAATCAGGTAAATATCACATGAAGCAAACACCATGCACACCACCCCAACCCACTATGAATCTGGAGCAACAAACTCTGATCATGAGCAGTCATGTGATCATACGTGATACGCAAACCAAACAAATCTTATTGAACAAAAGAGGAAGCTAACACATGATGGAGACCCCCTTACACAAGATTGTGGGACATGTGCTGATCAGAGACACAGCCACTCAAGAGGTGCTGGTGGACAAATTTAATGCCATCAACTTTGAGAACTTCAGCGTGGCACTGGCTGCTGGTGCAGCTTACCAACCTGAAGGATACATTCATGAAATGGTGTTTGGTAACGGCGCTGCTGTGGTGTCAGGCACAGGCACAGTGAGCTATCTGCCTCCCAACGTGGTGGGTGCAGATGCTCAGTTGTATAACCAAACATATAACAAGGTGATCAACAATCTGAGCGCACTCAATACAGACCCCAACAACAACTTTAACAGAGTGGCTCACAGACCAGGCACACTCTACTCAGACATCATCGTCACCTGTTTGTTGAAATCATCAGAACCTGCGGGCCAAGATGCCTTTGACACAGCCACAGACATCAACTCACCATTTGTGTTCAATGAATTGGGCCTCAAGACTCGTGCATCCAATCCAGATGAGGGGCTGCTGATCACACATCTGGTGCACAATCCTGTGCAGAAGAGTTTGAATAGAGAGATTGAAGTGGTGTACACCATCAGAGTTCAAACCGTATAAGGCAGCACACATGGCATACCTGATCAACAATTATGATGGCTCACCACTTGTGAATGTGCAAGACCGAACCATCAACATCAACGCCACCAGCCTCAAGCTGCCTGGCAGGGACTACAGACCCTATGGTGAAACCATGGTGGAGAACTTGGTCTACCTGTTGCAACACTTTGCACAGGGTGTGCCACCTCAGAATCCCATAAATGGTCAGATTTGGTTTGATACCTCATTCAAACAAGTCAAAGTGTATGATGCCACCACACTTGGTTGGCTGCCTGTGGGCTCTCCACAAAGTGGCATCAGTTTCCCATCGCAGGGTGGTTCAGGACAAGTGTTTTACCACACAGTGAAGCGTCAGTTGTTTGTTTGGGATGCAACTGGTAGCACATGGAGACTGGTGGGACCTGTGGGTACATTTGACAACAGTGAAACACAAGCCAGCCTGCCTCCTCACAGTGCATGGGAAGTGGTGCAGATACCAGACACCGGTGCCACTCCTGTTCCCAGAACAGTGTGGCGACTGACCATCGCAGGCAGTCTGGTCCTGATTGTGGCATCTGACACATTCAATGCAGGCATACCTGGATTCACAGACCCCATTCAGCCTGGTATTAATCTACGCACAAACTTCAACCTGGTGGGCACCACCAGCAGAGCATTAATAAGCGATAACGCAAGTGCACTGGGTGGCCTGCCTGCTAGCAGATTCATGAGACAGGATGCCAACAATGTGCCTGACCAAACAGATGTGAGAAGTCTGGGTAGTGCTGCTGCCAGATATGCCAATGTGCATGCTCTGCAGTTCATAGGTGAGGCCACCAGTGCACTCACAGCTGGCACCGCCACAAGTGCAACCACTGCTGTTACAGCCACAAATGCTCTCAATTTGGGCGGCACAGGACCCGCATATTATACTAATGCCAGCAACCTCACCACAGGCACTATGCTGGAAGCCAGATTACCCAGCAATGTGATGTTGAAATCTGGAAGTGTGATGACTGGTGATCTCACTCTTAACGGTCCACCTGTGGCTAACTTGCAAGCTGCCACAAAGGCATACGTGGATGCACGCACTATCACAGTATATGAAAGTTCTCCTTTTGCAATTGCAAATTCAGGTGTGTATCCATTAATACATGGATTAGGCGGCATGCCCCTGTTTGTAACAGTGGATCTTGTTAATGTCATAGCAGATGCTGGTTATTCACCCGGTGAGGTGATTCAAGTTAGCGCAGGCAGCAATCCTGATGGTTTCACCGAGGGTGTGGGTATTAAAAAAAGTGTGACCACTGTGACCATTTACTTGGCACAGAATGGTCCTGATGTATATGTGCGGGGTGATGGATCAGGATCATGGTTGAGTTTGACCTCTGCCAACTGGCTCATGGTGGTGAGAGCCTACAGATAATCTGAGTCTAAATATATGAACAGATTGAGCAGAGTGCAGCAGTATGGTTTATATAATCAATAATTATGATGGCAGTCAGTTGGTGGGCATCAATGACCAAACCATCAACAGTACAGCCACCAGTTTGAGACTGCCAGGCAGGGACTATAAACCTTATGGTGAGGTCATAGTTGAGAACCTGGTCTGGATGTTGCAGCATTTTAGTGGTGTTACTCCACCCCTGCGTGCTGTGCAAGGTCAGATTTGGTATGATAGTGGCCTCAAAGTTCTCAAAGTCTATGACAGCACCATGTGGCTCACCATAGGTAAAGCCAGCACAGGCACAGCATTTCCAGATACTGGTCAAGATGGTCAACTTTTTTATCACACCACCAAAAAACAGTTGTTTGTGTGGGATCTTACCCTCTGGAAACTGATAGCACCCATAGGTGCTCAAGATGGCAGCGATCCTGTGAGTGTGAGCCAGATTGGTCACACACAGTGGGAAGCCCTCACAGTTTCAGATGACGGTGCTACAGGACATGCCATATTAAAAGCCAGTGTGGGCGGCACATGTGTGGCCATCATGAGTGAGGATGCACAATTCACAGTGGCACTGGCACCCATTGCAGGTTTTACCCCCACCATCATTAAACCAGGCATCAACCTTAACACAGGCATGGTGTTAAACGGTACTGCAACCACAGCGGACCAAGCCACAAACAGTTTAAATTTGGGTGGTGTTGTGGCCACCACTTATATGAGAACTGACACCAGTAATGTGCCCTCGGCTTCAGGATTAAGCTTGGGTAGTTCTGGCACACCCTATCTTAATGTGTATGCAGACAACTTTGTGGGTAATGCCAGTGCCGCCTCCACTGCTGGTGACTCCACATTGCTGGATGGGCAAGCTGCCTCATACTATCTGGATGCCAGTAACATTAATTCAGGCACCCTGGATGTGGCCAGACTGCCTTACACTCCTGTGAACAAGGCAGGAGACACTAATTTGGGCAACATGACCATGAGTGGCACACTCACACTTAATGCTGATCCTGTGGCGCCGCTTGAGAGTGTGACCAAACAATATGTGGACACTATTGCTGCCACGATCCCACCACTACTCACATTTACCACAGGCGTGGTCACAGCAACTCCATTCCAGAACACCACAACTGGACCCGATTTTAATTTGAACTACTTTGACCTACCCCCACCAGTGGGTAAAACTGTCTCCAATTTGGTGGCATTCATTCCCAGCATACATGCCATTTATTATTCCGGTGATGTGAATAGTGACGACAGCTTGCATTGCCAATGGCAAGTGGTGGGTGCCAACATCAGAGTGTGGGTGTTCAACACAGAACAAAGAAGTGCTCCCTCAGCTCAATACCTAGCAGTATGGAATTAATCATGTATTATGTGTGTGTGACTGAAGACCGCATCTCCAGCATCATCAATTATGAACCTGCATGTGTGTGGCCCATGCAGGCTCATGCAATAACTGATGCAGAGTATGCACAAATACAAGCCCAAACACATTACTGGGATGTCACCACATCCAGTGTGCAACCTCAGCCTGAACATGTGAGACAAATGCAAGCTCAGCAGGCACTCAATCAGGCATGTGTGAGATATTTGACTAGCACAGATTGGCAGGTGCTACGTCATATCAGACAGATCCACTTGGGTGAACCCACCAGTCTGTCTCCAGAGGAATATACCCAACTGGAGACAGAACGTGCCAGGCGTGCAGCACTCATCAAATCATGATGAGTGCAGATTCCATTGTGTTTCAAACTCTGTGAGCTCTCGCTTGCTCATGCCATACTCAAGCTGTAGAGCCTTTGAATCACCCGCCTGTGTGATCAGACGTGCATAACTGTCAGCAAATGACATGCCCAATTCATTTGAGTATGTGATCACTGACTTCAACAAATTGTTCTCCAGCCTGCTGATCATCACATTGTGTTCCATATAGTCTTCAAAGGCTTCAAACGCAATGGGGCAACGCTGTTTGACAAATTGAGCCAGTGCACGGGCAA